GTGCCTTATAACGGACGTTGCCGGTGTCGAAGTCGCCTTCAAAGCCGGTCTTCATGGACACACGTGTGAACATCTTCATGCCGTTAGGTGCGTCAGTCTTAATGAAGTACGCATCTGGGTCGGTAAGGAAGTTGTTGACGGTATAGCCCTGAGGAACCATGCCCATGTTGCGGATAGCGTTGATGTCGTTATCAGCAGTACCAACACGCAAAGTTGATTTCAAAATGCGATCTGCGGTAAATTGCAGTTCCTTAGGAATAATCAACTTCAAGCCTTGGACAGCGATCTTCAAGCCACGCTCATCGGTAAACGCAGAGATGTCAATCAGTGACTGCTCTAAGGAGGTCTCAGACAAGTCCGCTGGTGTTGCCAGTGTGTTGGACAAGTTGGGGCCACTCAAAGTAGGGTGATTGGTTGCGCACAAAACAACACCGTCGCCACCGATAGAGGTAGTGAAAGCGCCGTTCAGGATGGCCGCAGCTTTGATCTGCTTGGTTTGAGCCATAGAGCGTGCCAAAGCACGTGTATAGCGAGCACCGAGGCGGTCGTAGAGGTTGTCTTCTACGGCTTCTTCAGTCAAGGAGAAGGCCAAAGCAATGGTCTCGTGTGTGTAACGAGCTGTGTAGACCTCTTGCGCCTGGTCGTACGCGACGCCAGAGCCTTCAGTTTTCACAGGGGCTTCACCAAAACCCGATTCCATCACCTCTTCTTCAAACGCGCGGTCTGAAGATTCGATTGAATAGATTTGGGTGTGTTGGTTTTCGTAGTTTTTATACTCGAGGCCGAACAAGGCGTTTAAGCCTGGCTCAAGTTCCTTAACGAGTTGTGCGCGTGAAATTGCCATTTATGTTCTCCTTATTGACCAGCAACACCGGCACTACCGTACACGTGTTCGTTGATCTTGACTACCACCACGGCGTTAGTGCCGAAATCATTACCCGGGACGTTGTACAAACCAACCGTCTTCAAGTTCAAAGCGGCTGTAACAGCAAGCGTAGAGGAGTTCAGTTCCATAGTGGATACACCAGTAGTGGTGCTTCCGCCTGTACCAATCACGTCTGCATTCTCGCCAACATCCGCAGCGGTAAAGCCTGCGTCACACTGAATCAAGAACAACTGACTAGGGTCATCAATCACGTCGGCAATGATCTTGCCAGAAGTGATGTTGACAGAACCCGGGTAGTAGTTCTTCCATGTGGGCTTGCCGGTGGTGGGATCAATGTAGCTGCAACCGTTAAACACGCCAACCGCAGCGGTGTGTGTAGCAGGAAGAAACCGGGTGATGTATCCCGCTGAAAGAGCAACCAAGTCTCCTTGGAAAATTGTTCCGGATTGGTTATCAGCAATCTCATATCCGTACTGTTTCTGAGCACCAGTAGCAGAAAGATTGCCAATAGGACGCAAGCCGAAAGCCTTGTCGATATTAGCCATTTGATGATTCCTTTAAAAAATGATTATTCAGCAGCCTTGGGGCCGCCAAAAGTGACGCGAGACTGTCGGGTAGGTCGTTGAATCCTCATTGAATTATGAGAATTGCTTTTCATCAACTCGTTATCCGCAGCTTGCATTTGGTCGCTCGCACGTTGGTGGTAATACGCATTGCGTTCCTGCACAGTCTCTTCGGGAATACGTGCTAAGAGAAGACCTCCCACGCTGATAACACCAGCATGTCGGCCGTCTTCAACAGATGGGACAGGGAAGTCAGGGTATTCATCAGCACGAACAAGCTCATAACCCTCGCGGATTTTTCCAGCTACGTTCACGCGATCTTCCTGACCTGCGATTTCTGCACGAATCCATCTGTGCCGTGTTCCCTCCAGAGGAGGTGGGGCATCTAGTCGAGAAGGAGGAGCCCAGGGCTTGCGGCGTGTTTCGCTTTCGCGAGTTGTAGCGCTACGCGCTTCACGATTTAAAGTGGGTACAAGGTTGTCTGTCATCTCTTACTCCTTAACGTACTTGGCGTATTCCTCAAGAGGAACACCTAACTTTTTGGCCATCGCAACTTGACTCGGTGAGAGCCTCACAGTGCGGCGTGCTGAACTATTCACTCCCGATGAACGGGTTGCAGGAGCCACCGATTGCACGTTTCTGGTGGTACTGTTGGTTTGCGCTTGAGGAGAAAATTTCCGTGGATAAGTGCTTCTCATGCGTTTGTCTAGCTCATCATAATACTCATCTGACGATCCGTCAAATCCCTCGTTAAGAACGAGTTGCTTGTGGATGCCCCAGGCGGTATTGGTCATGACCGTATCCTGGCCATACCATGAGTTCTTCTCCATCCAGTCTTCCAGCTTGGGGTCCACCTGAGCGGGTTGCTGGTACTGGGGCTGTTGAGGCTGTTGTTGGTATTGAGGCTGCGCTTGCTGGACAGGTTGATTCTGTTGCTGCTTTACGTAAACTTCGCGGCGCTGATTCTCTTCGGCCACCTGGCGTTGCTCGTAAATCAAGTCGGTCATGCGCTGATTGGCTTCAGTCTCTGTGTCAATATCGCCCTCTTCGCGCGCTTTGCGAATGATTTGCTTTAAAGCCACAACCTGGGTTTCAATGCGGCCCTTGGCTTCGTGCAAACGCTCCTCATCCGTGTGGAACATCCGCTGTTGCATCTGCTGCGCTTGCTCTTGTACGCCCTTGGCGTAGGCAATGGCAGCTTCTTCCCGGCGTTGTGTCTCGCGCAGGCGAGCGGTCAGCTTGTCAATGCGCTTTTTGACGCTTTCGCTATATTGATTAAGTTCGTTCTCAGGCTTTTCAGACTCGTTGTGAGTCTGCTCTACATTGGGGGCCTGGTTCTGCTCCTGTACTTTTGGAGACTGGCCGTCCTCACCCATGTCAATGTCTACGGGCTCTTCGCCTTCACCCAACTTAAATTCCAACTCTTGTTGCTCATTCATGATAGCTCCTTACATGTGCAGAATATCTTCAGGGCTGTTTACAACCCCAATGATTTCGTCGTCGTTGAGAATTCGGATTTCTCCACCATCAATCTGGATGCGAGAACCTGCGTATCGACCAAAAATAATCCAGTCACCTTCCTTGCACCAGGCTCCATTGGGGAACTTTGACTGATCCGCATAGGCCAAGGCTCCCGTCTTCAAGACGTAGCCACAGTTGGTTGCAAGTTGGGTTTTCTTCTGGGTTTCTTCGGCCAAGACGATGCCGCCTTTGGTCTTTTCCGCGCCACGATAGGGCAAGACGGCGATGCGCCAGCCTGTGGGGGTAGGGATGCGGTCTCGGACAGCTTGTTCAAGCTTCTCCGGGTTAAACCCGTCTTCCGTGTACGCGTCATCAAGGCAAGGGCCTTTTGCATCTGCCTCTTCGCGCCACTTGCGCTCTAAAGCAGTCATGTTCTCTTCAACTTCCATGGGCATCTCCTCTGTGGTTAAAAATCATCGGTAGTCCTTCGCGATAAAAGATCACGAACAACTTCTTCGGCAAATTTCAATCCTTCGAGGCGTCCCATCATGAAGCGATATCGCTCCATATCGTTGATGGTACCGTTCAAAATAATAGCCTCCGAGTCTTCTCGGAGCTTTCTTAATTCTTTGACAACAGATTCTGCAAATTCGAGCATGGTATTTCCATGAAAAGCAGGTGGTACAAGGCCCCACCCGGTGGCAAGTGCTTACGTCTCAGTATATCTCAACCGGACGGTTGCCGTCTTTCTTCTTTACGACCATGAAGGCACCACCCTTCTTGGCCTCCTTCGGTTTGCTAGACCTGTTGGATTTACCAGCGGTAGACAAAGCAATCGCAACGGCCTGTTTCACCGCTGCGGACTTGTTCTTTGGCTTGCTGGTTCCAATCTTCCCTTTTTCTTTGTATGCGCCCACCATCTCACCAATATTGGAGCTTACTGTCTTGCGACTTGAGCCTTTTTTAAGCGGCATTTCGGCCTCCTTGAGCGGGTGGTGTGTTTTGTGTGGCGTTCATGCGCTCTCGGGCAACGCCGGCCCGCAGTTGCGCAATGTTCTCTTGTGACTTTACACGATTTTGCTGTGCCTGAGCATTCTGCGCAATCTTTTGTTGGTCGAGTGCGAGCTTCTGTTGGTCCAGTGCAATCTTCTTGTTGTCGTTGTCCGCACGTTGTTGCAATTCCTGCTTCTTGAGCTCGACAAGTGGGTCGCCTTGCTCTCCGGACAACTGGTTTTGCATGTCCCGAACCTCTTGCATGAACAAAGCAATCTTCAACGCCACCATGCCCTCCTTTTGGATGGGAGAGACGATGCCGTCCGGGTCGGTGCCGTAGTTTTGGAACAGTTCTGCCTCCACTGCCTCCTCCGCCTTGAGCTTCACATGGTCCAGGATATGCTTTTGCAGTGCCGTTGCCGACATGGGGTTGGCCTGGAGGATAGGAGACAGGCCCATCATCAAATGACCGGCGATGTGCGCGTCATGCTGCTGTCCAGCAAAGGCCTTCAGACGCATGTTGTTGAGCACGTCACTGTTCTCACTGGCCGGGTCCTTGGGCATCTGGGTGTTTTGCGGCAACAAGATGCCGTCGATGTCCCTGACGTTGAGTGCGGAGTACACGCGGTAGTACGCCTCGTACATGTCATGCATCTGAGGCGCGCTTTGGGCCATCTGCAACTGCGTTTGGGCCAAGGTAATGCGCTGGGCAGAGCTAAAGATGTTGGGGTCCGCAACAGGCAGCACCGCCACCATGTTGTTGAAGTCCTTCCTCTTGATCGAACGCGCGCCACCCGGTACGTCATACGGATAGTTGTCCGGCATGTACTCGCCAAAGCCCTTGGCCAACATCTTAAACTCAAGCCCCTGCGCATAGTGCAGACGTTTGTGAATAGCAGACATGACAATCGAGCCGCGCTCGAGCAACGCCAGAGTTGTTCCTACTTGCGCATTCTGATTTGCATCCCCTACCTGCATGTCCGCAGTACTGGCCAAGCGTTTACCCGCGTCAACAAGGAATCCAAGCAACGCAAACAGTGCCTGGCTAGGCTCTTTGTACGGCAAAGGCAACAAGGAAGCAGTAAGTTCCGCTCCACCCGCGTCAATATCCCTCCACTCACCCGGCTGGATAGGACTATCGTTGTCCGCGATCCGCGCGCCCTTAGCCTTAAAGCCCGCAGGGAGGTTTGAGAGCGTTCCCGCGTCCAGAAGCTGG